TTTAGCACCTTGAGGTCCTGTAGGTCCTGTAGCACCTGTAGCACCTTTATCACCAGCTTCACCTTTTTCACCAGCTGCTCCTTGAGAACCTGTAGGTCCTGTAGGTCCAGTAGGTCCCTGTGCACCTGTTGCACCTTTAGCACCTTGAGCACCTTGTGGTCCTTGAGGTCCTGTAGAACCTTGTGGTCCTGTAGGTCCTGTATCTCCTGTAGCACCTTTTTCACCGGGAGCACCTTTGTCTCCTTGTGGTCCTGTAGTTCCTTGTGCACCTTGTGGTCCTTGAGCACCTGTAGCACCTTTAGCACCTTGAGGTCCAGTTGGTCCTGTAGAACCTGTAGGTCCTGTAGGTCCAGCATCTCCTTCTGGTCCTTGTGGTCCAGTTGCTCCTGTAGCACCTTTAGCACCTTTATCACCAGCTGTTCCTTGAGGTCCAGTAGCACCTTGAGGTCCTTGTGCACCTGTTGCACCTTTAGCACCTTGAGGTCCTGTAGGTCCTGTAGAACCTGTAGGTCCTTGAGGTCCAGTATCTCCTGTTGCACCTTTAGCTCCTTGTGGTCCTGTAGGTCCTGTAGGTCCTGTAGAACCTGTAGGTCCTTGTGCACCTGTTGCACCTTTGTCACCATCAGCTGCAAATGCTAATACAACATCTTCATCATTACTTGGTAAAGCGCCTGAAATGTTTGAAAGTGTTAATTTTCTATAACCAGTAGCTGTTGTTACACCTGTAAGTGTAAAATTACAGAATGTTGAATCTGAAGCATCAGCTGAATTAATTGTAAGTGTACCACTAGTGGTATCATCAAATGAATCTAACCATGTAGTAAAATCGGTACCGTTTTTATCTGTTAAATCTATAAATGCTTGTGTTATTGACCCTATCGTAGTACTATCAAATCTAAGTTTACCTGTACCGGGGTCAGAATCAGTGGTAGTTGTACTATAGGTATAAAGAACACCTCCTACACTACCTTGAGCACCTGTAGGTCCTTGTGGTCCTGTAGGTCCTGTAGGTCCTGTAGGTCCTGTAGCACCTTGAGGTCCTTGTGCACCTGTTGCACCTTTAGCACCTTGAGGTCCTGTAGGTCCTGTAGAACCTGTAGGTCCTTGTGGTCCTGTAGGGCCTGCGTCACCTTGAGGTCCTGTAGCACCAGTTCCTCCTTTAGCACCTTTATCACCAGCTGTTCCTTGAGGTCCAGTAGCTCCTTGAGGTCCTTGTGCTCCTGTAGCACCTTTAGCACCTTGAGGTCCTGTACTTCCTGTTGGTCCTTGAGCTCCTGTATCTCCTGTAGCACCTTTATCACCAGCTTCACCCTTTTCACCTTGTGGTCCTTGTGAACCTGTAGGTCCTTGAGGTCCAGTAGCTCCTTGAGGTCCTTGTGCACCTGTAGCACCTTTAGCACCCTGTGGTCCTGTAGGTCCTGTAGGTCCTGTATCACCTGTAGCACCTTTAGCACCTTGAGGTCCAGTTGGTCCTTGAGGTCCAACAGGTCCTTGTGGTCCCGTATCACCTTTCATTGAAAGGGACATATAAACATCATCTTCATCAGAGAAGGTAGAAGTGGCTGCTCCACTTGCCCCGCCCTCATGTGAAACTGCAACAGTTCTATAATCACCTTGGTCAGAACCATTACCAGTCATTTCGAAAGTAACCCAATTGGTTATATCATCTTTCTTTTCTATTTTAATTCTATTACCAGTTACTAGCATATCTGCTAAAACTGCATCTAATGTACCACCACTCTCATCATCTTCATATATGGATAGAGAAGTTACATTTGCTAATGTAGCATGGTTCAATACAATCTCACCATTAGTTGATGGTGCAGTAGTAGTATCTGTTAAATCTACATGCATCAAGAAAGTAGAAGCGGGTAATGAAGCTTCACCTTTCTGTCCTTTATCTCCTTGGGAACCTGTAGGTCCCTGAGCTCCTTGTGCACCTTGAGCACCTTGAGGTCCTTGTGCGCCAGTTGCACCTTTGTCACCAGTAGCGCCTTTGTCACCATCGCTACCATCACTTCCAGCTGGTCCTTGAGGTCCTGTAGCACCAGTAGCACCTTTAGCACCTTGAGGTCCTGTAGGTCCAGTAGCTCCTATTTCACCCTTTTGTCCTTTGTCACCTTGAGGTCCAGTTGGTCCACCAGCTCCTTGAGCACCTTGAGGTCCTTGTGCTCCAGTAGCACCTTTAGTACCTTGAGGTCCTGTAGGTCCAGTAGCTCCTATTTCACCCTTTTGCCCTTTGTCACCATCACTTCCAGCTGGTCCTTGTGGTCCTGTAGCACCAGTAGCACCTTTAGCACCTTGAGGTCCTGTAGGTCCACCTGCTCCAGTAGCACCTTGTGGTCCTTGTGCACCAGTTGCACCCTTTTCACCAGTAGCGCCTTTGTCACCATCGCTACCATCACTTCCAGCTGGTCCTTGTGGTCCTGTAGCACCTGTGGCACCTTTATCACCTTGAGCTCCTACTTCACCTTTTTGACCTTTATCTCCTTGTGGTCCAGTAGCACCTGTATCACCCTGAGGTCCTTGAGCACCAGTAGCACCTTTAGCACCCTGAGGTCCTGTAGCACCAGTTGCTCCTTTAGCACCTTGAGGTCCTGTAGGCCCGCCAGCACCTTGAGCACCTTGAGGTCCTTGTGCTCCAGTAGCACCTTTGTCACCTTGAAGTCCTGTTGGTCCAGTAGCTCCTATTTCACCTTTCTGTCCTTTGTCTCCATCACTACCATCTGAACCTGAAGGTCCTGTAGCACCAGTTGCTCCTTTAGCACCTTGAGGTCCTGTAGGTCCGCCAGCACCTTGAGCACCTTGAGGTCCTTGTGCTCCTACTTCACCTTTTTGACCTTTATCTCCTTGTGGTCCTGTAGGTCCTGTGTCACCTTGAGGTCCTTGTGCTCCTACTTCACCTTTTTGACCTTTATCTCCTTGTGGTCCAGTAGCACCTGTAGCTCCTTTTACTCCTACTTCTCCCTTTTGCCCTTGAGGTCCAGTAGGTCCTTGAGCACCTGTAGGTCCTTGAGCACCAGTTGCACCTTTCTGTCCTTTAGCACCAGTTGCACCAGTTGCACCCTTTTGTCCTTGGTCTCCTTTATCTCCTTGAGGTCCGTTTGGTCCAGCCGGTCCTTGTGGTCCTGTATCACCTGTAGCACCTTTAGCTCCTTTAGTACCTTGAGGTCCAGTAGGTCCAGTAGGTCCTGTAGCTCCCTGAGCTCCTTGTGCGCCTACTTCACCTTTATCACCAGTTGTTCCTTTTTGACCTTTATCACCTTGAGGTCCTGTAGGTCCAGTAGCTCCAGTACTTCCTGTTGCTCCTATATCTCCTTTTTGACCTTTGTCGCCTAACTCTATGACACTTGGACTACCATCATCCTTTTTAGTAAATAGTTTACCATCATACGTATTGATTGCCAATTCACCTAATTCTAAATCAGAAGTACTTGGTACGTCTGACCCTTTTGCACTACGCTTGTGGTAAATTCTATTTGCCATGTTTATGACCCGTAAGTCCCTCCGTCTATTACACAGCTATCAATGGTAACGGTGCTATTAGAAACATTTAAAGCAAATGCTAATATATCAATATCATCGTAACTACCATCGTCATCGCTATCTCTTTGAAATCTTATTACTGCGTTGTTGGTTTCTCCAGCAACTCCTACTCTTACTCTACTTGATGCCATTATTGTTCAACCTCCAGTGGGTAATCATTTCTTCTTCCTATTGCAATCCAGTCACAAGACCATGGACCATTTATCGCATCTGCGTTAGATTTGATTTCGAACATGTTCTTATGTTTTTCCACTAACCATACATTATAATTACCGTGTGGCGTGAGTGACACGGTGTAATCTGCAACTAACTTACCCCAATAAGCTGGTAAAGGTATTTCCTCTGTAGGTAAGTGAGATTTAACTATTGTTCCTCTCTGATACATACCAAATTCAGGACCTTCTAAAGTACCATGTACTAATCTCATATTTTTCTTAATAGGGTGTGGTATATCGAAAGACTTGGTATCAGCTTTTAAGTGTCCGTTAACTGTAAGGGCTGCATTACCTGTAGATGGTCCTCCAAATACAGTAAGCATAGTACTTCCTGCACCACTATTATCAGTCTGGTTTCCTGAACTACCTATAGTTAAGGCACCAGTCATACTATCTCCAGCATGTTGTACAAACTTATCTGCTAAATTAATTGTATCATTAGTATTAGTAGTAGTAGATAATGACAATGCTGAAGCAGTATTTGTTCCTATTTGGTTTACTGTACCTCCAGTATTACTTGTAAGTAAATCATAATAATCTGAACCATTAACTGTAGCTTCCCAAGTATCATCAGAACCATTCCATCTGATTGCTGTATTAGTTAAGTCACCTCTTTCAACTTCAATACCTGCATTTGCATCTCCAGTTCCAGTCTGGTCAGAATTTAATAAAACGAAAGAGTCTTTAATATTAACTGTTTCAGAAAGAGTAGTAGTAGCTGTTCCTACTACATTGAGATTACCGTTAATAGTAGTAGTTTGTCCATTTGAACCTATGCTTACTGCTCCTCCGTTAGTATTTAAACTTAATGTTGCAGCTGAACCTCCACTTCTTGCTTGAAGGGATGCTCCATCTATACCCATATTTGCGCCACTGTCAGCGCCTATTTGTGCTATACCTGTTCCATCATTATTATTAACTGCGGAACCAGATAAGTTAATTTCTAGTGGTACACTTGGGTCAGTTGCACCAATAGCTACCTTTGAAGCAAATTTAACTCCATTGGATTTATGCATAGTCATTCTAGCATCATCAGAACCACTTTCAGGTCCTATTTGAAAATCATCATCTGTTTTGATATCTCCTGATATCAATTTCATACTTCCTGCAACTGTGAATTTTTCCCAATCACTATCACTTGTAAAATTAGCAGGACCTATTGCATAATTACCTGTCTTGTTTGCTCTAACATTACTATCTGATGCATCATCTTCTTTTTTCGTCCATACATCGGATACGTTAACAAGACTATTTATCTTATCAAAAACAGCATCTTTACTTGGAGCTACATCTTCAACTCCGTTCCAAGAAGAAGCAAATGCAGTATTGTCTACTTTCGCATCAGTCTTCTCTTTAATATATTGTTTAGAGATTAGCCTGTCGTCTAAGACCAAGGGCATACCTTTGCGTGGTTTGTTTCCCGCAAGTTTTTCGTTTTCTAAACCGTATTCTTTAACCATGTGCTGTCCTCATGTTTGGGTGCCTTTGTATATTGGTGGCACCCATACCAAAATGTTTAAACCAGTTGTACTGAACAGTTAGCTTTAATCGCCAATGACAATAACACCAGCTTCAGGTCTGATTACCTTTAATCCATATCTCATGGACATGTAGGAACCAGTTATTCCGAATCCGGGGTTAGCTTCTTCGACGGTTAGTCCACGTCTTTCGACGTAAGCTACAGGCTTGACTGACATATCAAATACACCGAAACGGTTCTTTGGTATGTAGTGGTTCATGACAACGTTCAATCCGTAAAGTTGTCCTACAACTCCACTGTTAGAAACGTTGTTAACATAATCCAATCCACCTTTTTGTGGGTCAGAGGACCCTAGGAAAGGTGCAGTGAAGTCTGCTAAGTTCAATAGAGTTTTGTAATGTGAAGGGGAAATCATCAAAGTATCTGCTGTTCCACCTTTTGCATTAATTAACTCCATTGCAGCTGTAATATCTGCTAGACCAAGGTCACCAGTAGCATCAGAGTCACTGTCCTGAGCTGCGAAGTAGTGTGAACCAGTGTTTGGACCGAGAGCGGCCAAATCTGCTGCACTATACTCACCGTAGTCATAAATTCTTACTGCATCTCCACCTGTGGTTGGGGTAGACCCGTAGAAACCACCGTGTGAAGCGTTTGCGAAAGTTGTTATGTTTGCTTCAGTTGTACTTGCTGTTATTGCTGCACCGTTGTATCCAGTACCGTATTCTGCTTTATATAAACCGAATACTGTGTAGATAAAATGCTGTGTTACGTGACGCTCGACGGCTCTTCTAGCTTCATTCAAAGCCATTTCCATTTCTGAAAATCTTGAGTCTTCAAGCATACGTCGGGTGACACCTACTGCCAATCCCCACTCTTTCACTGAGATTCTTTCGTTTCTCAAGTCAGTGTGTTGATAGGATGGAGTGTCTCCTTCTTCTATCTGTTCTAGCGCCATGCTAGGTTTTGCGAACGTAATATCTACGTCGCCGCCAGTCTCTGTCGTAAATCGCTCTGCGAACTGTGCGATTACAGGCATGCTTGTGACTTTGTAGTCCTGAATAGCATCCTTATAATCTACAAGTACTCGGTTTGCGGTTGAACTGAGATTGGAACTCATTAATCCTTCTTTTGCTGTAACCATTTTTTCACCTTATACCTTATAGTAATAGAGCCTTTACGAAATCAGTGTGGGTAGCGCTTTTTGCTTCTAGAGCAATAGCGAACCTTTCATCTGCTGATGTCTTAGCCTTAGCTAATCCTGATGCGTTGTGACCTAGTGCGTTACCTGCGGCAATGGTTCCTGTTGCTTTCAAGAAAACAACTGCTCCTTTACCGGTAATAACGGATGCTGGGTCTCCACTTGTAGCATCGACGAAAAGTACACCTACTGCTGCGTTCAAATATGAAGGTAAGTCTTCAGCTGCTGCTACGATGTTTCCACTGCTGTTGAATTCAACAATAGTTCCTGCATCTAAATCAGCTCCTGCGTTTCCTAACTTCATGATTCGGCATGGTGCACCACCATCATTTACTAATATGTTTATTCCTGCTGCCATATTTCATCACTTATTCCTTTTCTTCTCCTTTGAAGACGATGCGTCCGTTTTCCATCGCAAACATGCGTGGGGTTTCATCTGCTTCTACTTCAACGGCTTGTTCTTCATCACTGTGGGCTTTACCCTTTCCAAAAGTACGTTCTGCCTCTTCTGGTACTGGCATAGACTCCATAGCGATAGAGAAACCTTCTAGCTTAACCTCATCCCAAGACGTGAGCTCCTCAACACGAGCTTCTTTGGTTTCGTCATTAAGACTACCCAAAAGAGCTTCCTTCTCTATGATTGTATTGACGAAGTTAGTCCTTCTTGCTTCTGCTTCTGCTTCTGCAAGTTTTGCCTTTTCTTCCTCAAAGCTTGTAATCATAGCGAGGGCTTCTTCGTGTTTGGCGTTCAGCTCATCGTAGGAGGTCTTCATTTCTGCGAGTTGGTCTCTCATAGCTGCGAATTCACGCTCTACGATTGACTCTTCTCCAGAAACATCCTTATTTTCTACTGTTTCTTCAGCCATAGTTAATTCCTCGCTGTGTGTCCCGTGTGTTTCACAGGCACATGCTTCTTCTTCATGGCCACCACAGCCACAAGAAGATTCTGACTCTTCACCGAATTCACGGTGTTCGTCACATTCCTTTCCACCTTCAATTGTACATGCGTCACAAACGGGCGTGCGGGTTTCATTATCTATGAAACTCACCTCAATAGGACGTATGTCTGTAGCAAACGGTTCACCTAAAACATCGATGTCCTTGGAGAACCAATCGATACTCACATGCGTCATATCACCGTTTTCTATCTTTTCCAACACTTCATTAGCTTTAGCGGCACTCTTATGAATACGCGCGAGCATTTTTATCCCTTTCTTTCCATCATCCATATCAACTAACTCTGGGTTGATAGCCTTGCCGAGTAAATCGTCGTCAGTTCTCTGGTGATTGAAATACACAGGTAGCTCTTCAAAAGCTGTTAAATTCTTTTCGAGTATGCTAGGTTCTATAAAAACCTTTTGGTCGCCATCCTCGTCGTGGGGACCCGACGTGATAGCAACAACTGGATACTCTATAAAATCATCTCCAACTATTGCGTCTCCTAGACCTAGCGCAAAAGTGCGCTGGGTTCCTTTCGTATCCCCGGCAAAAGAACGAATATTTCTATCAGTAAATACTCCTTCATCTACCCTCATGCGGCATATGTTGGCCGCAGTCTCTTCGTAGTCTTTATCTCCACGCTTTTTTAGCGTAGGAGCTACTTCTATCAAACAACGCTCGTACGCGTATTCGTCGCTCATTCTTCTCTATCCCCCGTAGCATTAGCGGCTGGTGCGTTACCAGCGCGGTTTTCTGTCCTTTCGGACTCTTCTTTCTTATCTTGGTCCTTGCCACCAGATATGTTTGCATTTTCTGCCGTTTCCATCTGTTCAACCACTCCATCGGGGTTTAGACCTCTTTCCAATCTTACTTCCTGAGGTGAAAGAACTCCCTCAGAAAGATAAATCATGTCTGTCTTAGCTTTCAAGAAAGCGTCATCAACATTCATGTGTCGGAATCTAAATTTAGCTTCTCCAGACTCAATTTGAGGCATTAATTGTTGATTAATAGCTGCCTCTATCATATTCTGAAGATGTCTAACGTAAGGTTCGAATATAGGACGTGCCTGTTCTGGCTTATCCCACATTGTCATTGGTACTTTAAGCGCCATATGAATCTTCTTTAATAAATCATCTGTGTATTTACCGTATTCAAATGCTCTTTGCGTACCTTGTAATTCTTTAACTTGTATATCATTACCGTGAATTATATCTTCACCGGGTTCTAATCCGTTGAAGGCTGATACAATTTCATTAATTTTGTCAGGACCATAAGGCATATCGGGAAGTCCAGCGCTAATATCAAACCTACTGCTAGCGTATTTGTTGAGAGCAGTACCAATATCCCGTTCTGCATAATCTTTAAGGTCAACCAAGTACAAAATTGGATGGATGTCACTAAGACCGTAAGCATAATCATCAAATGGATTGTTTTTGAACTCAATAATTTCATTTTCTTCAAACCTCACAGATTCTTCGTCAGCACCCAAATCTTGGTAATAATACTTTATTTGTCCATTTTCATCTCTCTGTACATACATATTTTGAGATGAACGTAAGACTAAGTTATCTCCAGTATATTCTAAATAAGAAGTACCAAAGATTCTACCATTTCTTATCCAACTATATAATAACGTTTGTATATTAATATCGTCAAATAACTGGGTGATAGCCATTCTTTCGTCGTCATTATCGGTCACTATGTCGTATCCATCCTTAGATGCATAAAGACATGGCAAGTCTATAAGGGTTCTCACAATAGGGTCAGACAAATAAACGTTCATGTAGGTACGATAGTCTCCTACCTGCGGTTCCTTGCTTCCACTACTCCTCCCAAAGGAGCTTGAATTATCCTGCAACTTTATCCTTCGAATGACTCCAGCGCCGTAGCTTCTAGGGTCATCCTTAGAGAAGGGTGGGTCTTGCCCAACAGTTGCGAAACTCCGCCTTTTAAAAGGCCAATAATCACTCAGAGCCATGGCTATCTTATAACCTTAGTAGACGCCAGTATATAAAGCTTTCCCTAGATTCCGCCCGGAGAGTGCTTTTTTGGGGCACTACGCCGCATTGTTTTAGAAAATAACGGTCCTGTATTGGTGTATTTATGCTTTTCGGTCCTTTGGCGTGTAGGAGTATTTAAAGTTACCGATGAAAAAGAAGATTCTGGTGGTAACATACCTAGTGCTGCGTGTAATGCAATCACTGTACTGTCACAATAATCATCATGTTTTCCTTCAGGTGCTGCAATTTTCTCTGTTTTTTGTGCAGTATCCATAACATACTCTAAATCTATATGTTCTTTTAGCCATTTATTGACTAACTTTGCTTCTTGTGGAGGTAATCCTGCTGGGTCGGGCACTTTAACTACCCCATTCTGTATATAAGACACCATATCTCTATATACTTGTGTTTT